CCCTAGTCACCGGATTGATTTAAATACTAGACCTTATCTAAATTGATTGCAAGTATTATTTGCATTCTGTGCTAAAAATTATTATAGTAGTACTCAGTTGAACAGTTTAACAATAATATGGGGTATAAAATGGAATACGGAAAAGAACTAAAGAAGGCGATGGTTGATAAGAATATAGGCGGAGCTAAGGAGCTTAGTGAAGCTACAGGGGTTAGTTACGGCATAACGCTTAGATTACTAGCAAGCGATAAGAGTGTACGTTTAATGGACCTTGTGAAAACTATTAATTTTTTATGTGTACCAATTGAATTTGTAAGTAAAGGAGAAAAGTAATGGGACCAAAATCCTTTGTAAAAGAGTTTAGCGGTAAAAACTTCTATTGTGTTTATCATTTAATCAATAGTGAAAATGAGATTGTGTACATAGGTAGCTCTTACTATCCATCAAGAAGAGTTTACGCTCATATATGTAGCGATAAAGATTTTTGTTCAGTTGAGTTTAAAAGGTTAGAGTCTGGCCCTGAAATGTCAAATACAGAGGCTACAGACATAGTAAAATTTAATCCAAAACTAAATTTAAACATACCAGCAAATAAAGATTTTATATTAATAAACCAAGCCTTTGATGTGGCTGACGTTAAAATAAAAAAAATAATAAGAGAGCTTCCTATTTCTTTTTCTAGAAGAGGTTCTATTTATATATCCACAAGTGACCTCAATAAATTAATGGTAGATATAGAGGTTGCAGCAAATAAATCTATGATTGAAATATATAAATCAGGAGAAGAATAATGACTAAATTTACTAAAGGTGAATGGTTGGTTGAGCAATGCGACTTACCTATAACAGAGAGTGAACACTTTAATATAAACGCAGTTAGTGGTGGCTGTATAGCTGACACTTACGATAAGCATGACGCACACTTAATAGGTGTCGCTCCTTGTATGTATAAAATGATTGAATTATTAACAAGTGAGTTAAATATGGCGATTGATGAAATAAACGCTATGCGAGACATGCACCACACCGACAATATAACACCTGCCGATCATTGGGATAAAGAAAGCTGTCACAATGCTCAAGTTTTATTAGCTAAAGCAAGGGGCGAACAATGAACCTAACTAAATACATATTACCAGCTTGCTATATAGCTTGGGCATTCATGGGTTATATATTATTTTTAATCACACTTAGCAATCAAGGATAAGACAATGACACAACTAATTATATTTCTAATACTGTTCGCAGCATGGCTAACTCATGTAATAACTTGTTTCGCTGCTGCTACATGGGGCTTCTTAATTGCTGGCGCTATTATGTTTCCAGTTGCAGTATTTCACGGCTTTTATATCTGGTTTACTTAGGGGTAATAACATGACTAAAGAACAACAAGCAGTTATAGACAACGCTAAAGCAGTAAGAGATACAGCTATCGAAACCGAGCTACACAATAAGTACCTGGCAAGAAGCAGAATAGAGGATATTTTAGACCTTAAGAAATCTAATGACCTTAATACGCTGGAGTGTTAATTATGTGTATGGAATCAGAAGCACTAAAAGAAATAAGCGGGTTGAAATCAGTAATCGCCAACTATAGAAACGGGCTCACAGTATCTCAAACAATAAAACGAAGTAACATAGCACTACTAAACAAGCTAAGAGATAAATTCATCAACAGCAATCACTCTTGCGAGCATGAATTACTAGATATGATTAACAGTTTGGAGTTAGAGAAATGATTGAATTAGTGGATAATGTATTTTTAACAAGCCTTTTAGTGTTCATACTTACTTTAGGTTACATAAACTTTAGAGCGAATAATTACATAACAGGAGATACGGAAAAAGTAATATCGGTTGTTATATTACTTGTTAGTCTAGTTATACTAATAATATCCTCGCTCACATTGATATGGATATAAATAAACAACCACCACCAAGCCGATTAATTTCGGTTTTCTTTTATCTGGAATAAAGTATAAATAAACTGTAATCATTTACTTGACACTGTAATAGTTTACGTCTATAGTTAACTTATCAACAACGCAACGGAATAAATCAAATGAGAATTCAAGACAAAAACATAAAAACGATAGTATGCGAAAGCCGTACAGGCAGAAACATAAGACCAGTATACAGAAGCTTATTTATGGATAACCACCGCTACGGATTAGTATTTACAACTGCTGACGTATTAAATGACTTGAGAAAGTTTGTGGCTAACGATTGCAACTTGGATTATTAATTATGAAAATTTATAAAAGAAAATCAAACGGTGATTTATGTATAAAGCTTAGGTTTGAAATAAGCTTTACAGTAGAAGAAATATTTTTGCTTATGAAGTATGAGGATAACGAATACAAAAACCTTGGAGACTTAAAAGAGTTAAGGCGCAGTTCTATGTTGGAGATAATTAAGCGATTAGTTAAAGATCACGGACAGGAGGTTATGCCTGAAGATTATCTACACGATGGTTATGAAAAAAGAATGTTTGTGCTGTTTGCTTGTTGTTGTGAGCAATTCCCTGAACTTGATTCAACGAGTGATTATTACAATGACTAAGTTAACTAAAAGCCAAATAAGGCACAGAGAGCTTAAAAAAAATAGCGAGTTGATGCCTAGCGTATTAGAGCGATTAGAAAGGCTAGAGCACCACAATAAATTACTTAATGCATGGTTAATTATGGATAAAGATCAATATACTGAAATTGGGCTAGTGCGTGAAGTGGACAGGTTTAATAAGGTGCAATACATACGCATCGAATCACTAGATATTAACGGTGAGGAATGCTTAGTTCGGGCTATGCATATTGCAAATATGTCAAGGTATCCACACAACCAGCCTACAAACACCGAAATCAAGTATATATTTAAAGATTTAGAGCAGCATATGGCATTCAATGATTTTGAAGATAGAGCTGTTAACGAAATTAAATATAATTAAAGAGAATAACGAAATGAACAAAACACAATTTAACTACATAGCTGCAAAGCTTAATATCAAACCAGAGCGCCTTGACGCTGTTGCCGATGTAATCTTTAACGGATTAACAGCAACACCAGCAGAATCCAAGCACGGACTATGCAGGGGTGTTATTCAACGTGATGTAGATAGAGTAAATGATTTATATAACTGGGCTATTAAATTTAATAAAATAGTAGGAGAGTAATAGTGAGTGAATTAAAACCCTGTCCATTTTGTGGTGAAGAAGCAAAGGTCATAGTTAGCGAAAAAGACCACAGTACGTATCAAATAATAGGATGCAGTAAACTATCAATGCTTTGTCCTAATCCATCAATGACGGTATATAAAAACGATGATGGCTCATTTGATTACACGTATTGGAATAAAAGATTTCAAATAGAACAGGAGCAAATAAAGAAATGAGTATATTTAACCCGCAAACATTACAAGGCGTACCTGTAACAATATCAGAGCCAGTAAATTGTACTGAACTTATAAAAAGAACATGGAAAGAAAGGTTATTTACATTACCATTTACGCCGCTCACTAAAGATAAAGAGGTAAAAACACTTGTTGATACACTTGAGGATGGTCAGATAATAAAAATGGATACAGGTCTTTATATGAATGCTAAGACGTTCATAGATTGCAAGGATGCTATTCGTAATAAAGACATGAATAAGACATTTTCAACTACACGAAGATGATTAACATTGCAAAACAAGCTGATAAATAATATAATAGTTAAGTAAACCGCAGTTTAGTAGCTGCTTGAAAATAGTAACTTTGGTAAAGGGTATTTAGAATATGTGATCTTTGATGGGTTATTCTCACTGAAGTTCTTCCCTCTACTAAACAGGGGTCATGTATTCTAAGTACCTTTTTTGTTTCCTTTCAAGTAGCTTCTATAGTCTGTATATATGAGTGAGTTAGTAAGCGATGTCGTTATCCAAGAAAAAGCGATAATGTTTACGAGAGTAGATTTCAACGGTTAAAGCCCATTGGCTAGCTCATTCTTATATACAGATTAATCAAACTGCCGATATTCTCGGTAACTATCGTAAAATAATCCGCACTCAGGGAAACAAGAGTATAAATACGGTTTTATAAATCATGGCAATGCTATTACTTGTATCCATGTTATCAATGATGAAATATTAATTTAGGGGGACCTTATTATTATCATCTAGCGCTTAGAGGAATGTATCCTTGATTAGAGCTTCTAGAGATAAGAAAGGGATTTAGTTATGTCTAAAGTTAAAAAGAACAAGTATAAATCACATTTAAGCTACGAACAGTTGACGGTGATCAAGTTAAAGAAATTCTCGTTAGCTAAAACAACTGGTCACGATGATAAACAAAAAGCAGTATCGTTAATTAAGTGGTACCAGATTAATAACTACTTTACTGCAGCTCAAAAACAATTGGCCAATCAATTAACTTATGTAAAGAAAAAACCTGCAGTAGTTAAAAAGCATTATCTTTATGCGATCAGTAATGGCCAACAAGTAAAATTAGGAATGTCTAGCAATGTAGACGGAAGATTAAAAACGCTGCAGACATCAAGCCCAAGTGAGCTAGTTTTGCTTTGGAAGTATTATATAGCCAACACACCAAAGGACGCGATAAGTATAGAGAAAAGACTTCACAGAGCTTGTAAGCAATTCCATGTAAGAGGTGAATGGTTCACTATGGAGTGCATTGGTACCGTCAACAAGTTCAACCCTAATCAAAAGCACGTGGCCAAGTGGGAGTTTGCTAAACTGATTAGCGTGACCAAGAATAGAAAGAAAGGCATATTAAACTTTACCGTTGAAGATATAAGGAGAACAAATTTAACTGGCCAGATGAATCGTGTATGGTCACAAGGTGGTACCGAAGAGCTTTACCAACTAGAAATTAAGAAGTTATTAGATGATGGCCATGTTGTATTAGTTACTCAAGGGTAACCAAGTAACCGTATCTAAGAGACAACTATAATTAAAATATAAGGAAAGATAATGACTAAGAACCAAATGCAAGCAGTTATAAATAATCACGAATCAAGAATAAAAGAGTTAGAAAAAAGCATCTGTATTTACGCAAGGGAAGAGATGGGACACCAATACTTCGATTGTGACAAAGAGGTGCTTAAATACTTTAAAGACTTTTCAGAAAGTTTCGATTAATTAACTACTAGGGGAATAGAATGAACTATGAAGAATATCAAAATTTAATATCGTTGGCGATAATCGGTATAGGTGGGCTGGTTGTTTTATATTGGTTCTTATTTAAAGACTAACAGAGGTAATGATTATGTTTACACATTTAAACACAGCAACAAAGCCACCGAAAAAAGGCGATGTTATAGTAATAACCACTAAGAAATCAAAGCCAAAAAAGATACTGGTTAAGGTGAAGGATGTTATTCATATTGATGGAGATGTTGAAATTATTTTAAATAAAAGCACTAACTCTTATTTTATATGGTCGATGTTCCATAAGGGTGAGTCTTGGGTGTGGAGAGTTTGGAACCTTGGAGATATAACGTTAACCGCATCAACCAATAACACTAATAGCCTAATCGATCTTTAACACACAACAATAATACATAAGGGCTTTACATAAGTCTTTTTTATTGATAACTTATACACACCTAGTAAATAAAGATTAAACACCAATTACCCGAGGTCATATAATATGAAGGTTAGAACAAATGTAGTATTAGATCCTGTGCTATGGAAGTTTGCACAAGACCATGGCAAGTTAGACGATAGAAGTGGCTCATACATTCTTAATAAGCTACTTAAAGATTTAATGGCTAAACACACCAAGGTTAAGAAGAAAGCTCAATCCTTAACTCCTAAAGATAATGAAGTTATAGCTGGCTATGTTCCTTGCACAAACGGTACTTATGAAGTAACTCAGTCAAATGTTGATACATGGGTGCAAGCTTACCCTAATGTCGATATACCAGCAGAACTAAACAAAGTTGTTGCATGGTTAGATTCAAACCCTAAAAAGACAGTAAGCGGTTGTAAGAAGTTTTTAAACGCTTGGTTAAATAGAGCGCAAAACTCAGTTAAGTCTACCGGCGGTAATAAACAATCTAACGGTAAAACTTCTGGTAACTTTTCGGCATGTGAGGATTTTATAAATGGATAAGTCAAACAAAGAAGAATTCGCCAAACTATTTTATGCCATGGGCGAGTATTACGACAAAAAAGTTAGTCTTGAGCTTTTAATGATGCTTTTTGATGACTTGATTGATTTTACTATTGACGATATTAAGGTCGGGGCAAAGCTACATAGAGCAGATCCAAAGCATGGAACGTTTTTCCCTAAAGCTGCTGATATTATTCGCCACTTACAAAGCACTAATATAAGCACAGAAGATAAAGCAACATTAGCATGGAATCAAATCATGCGAGAAATAAGAGTTACTGGCGCTTATGGCTCACTTAAATTAGATGACAAGCAAGCATTAGCAGCAATCAAAGCTGTTAAATCGTGGAAAGACCTTTGCGCAATGCCTGAGAAAGACTTAACTTGGGTTAAAAAGGAATTCATAGCTAACTATGCTATCTATGAAAATACACCTGTTGAATTGCTTCCTAGTTCGCTGCCTGGCTTGGTTGATTTACAGGCTCACAAAAAAGAATCAAGCGATGTCTATAAAAAGATTGAAGCAGGTATCAAGAAATATAGACTAAACGAGGATAGAACATGAACTACGAAAACAAAACAGAAGAAGAGTTAATTGAATTACTAGAAGATCGCGACGAAAAGATTGAAGAGCTAGAGCAGGAAGTTTGTGAAGCTAGTGAGCTAGAAGATGAAGTATCAGAACTTCAAGGGCAACTTGACGAGGTTAATTCTGCATTAACAGATAGGGAAGAAGTATCTGAAAGGGCTTTTTATTCAGGCTATAAGTCGGGCGCAAATTCAGAGTTTGTATTAAAATCATGGTTAAACTTTAAAATAGAGGAAAGGATATGACACCTAACGACATGGTATACAACGAAGTTTACAAAGGTTGCTTAAGAGCTGGTTGTGCTGAACATCAAGCAAGAGATGCCGCAGTAATGACCTTGCAAGCTTATAAAAATAACCAGTTTATAAAGGTAACTAAATTAATATCTGAGGCGATAGTTACAGCTAAGAAGTTGATTGTAAAAAGAAGCAAGAACGCTAAAAATAAATAAACAAGGATAGATAAACAAAAGGGCATTGCGCCCTTATTCTATTTAGATTTATTGATATTATTATAGTTCACGCCAAAGCTCGCGCCGATTATCATTGTAAACATTCCAGTTATAGGAACGAATAACCCGGTAACCTTAGTTGTTGCCATTGCTATTTGCTCAGCATCACCTAAGCCAAAGCTTTCACAGATAAGCAATATAAGAGCCACTACTATGTAAAGCGTGTATAAAGTAGTAACCCTCTTGGATAAGTCTCTTCGCATCTTACCGTTAGGGTCAAGAGCTTTAATCATAACAACTTTAGCTTCTGCGCTTTCCATATCGGTAGTGATCCATTCGCTTGCTATATTCTCAATAGACTTACCGATACCACCACCACTGAACAAACTAGTAAACCAACTCATATAAATAAACCCCAATCTTCTTCGTTGTAAATGTCATAAAGCTCTTCATTCATAATATAAACCCCTATTAGTTAAGGTAAGTTTAACATATTTAATTTATTTGTGATTTATGTAACTGGTCTAATCTGTTAAACAGTCTTTGTGATGTATAGTTAAATCAACTTAAACGAAAAGGAAATATAAAAAATGAGTTATATAACACACGCTAAAAAAGAATTTGAACTTGCTGGCTGGTCTAATTCAAAAGGTGAGTTTGAATGTAGTGTGCAAAAGTTAATGTGTGAACAGGTTTTGGAGTTGCTAGAGGTTTTCGGAACTCATGGGCATAGCGGCTCTAGTTACGGTTACGCAATTAACTTATTTGAAAAGCTAGCTAAGTTTAAGTTGATAACACCATTAACTGGTGACGATTGCGAATGGCATGATGTCGGTGAAGGTGCGCTTCAAAACATAAGATTATCAACAGTATTTAAAGACGAATCTGGAAAGCCTTACGATATTGATGGTCGAGTATATTGGGAGTGGTATAAAAACGAAGAGGGAGAAGTTTATAAATCACATTTTAGCAAAGGCGGTGATAGATTTTATATTGAATTCCCTTATGAGCAGAAAAAAGCCGTTGAGGTATTCTGTCCTACAGATGATTATCCAAACGAGATAATTGAGGTTAAATAATGACAACTACATCAGATGGGTTAATAGCCCTATTAAAAAGAAAAGGCATTAATCCAACTGGTGACAGAGAGAAGGATTTAGAATTAGCTAAATCCGTAATGCCAGCGCCTTACAGTAAAGGTAATAATAATGAGCAGACTTAACCAATTAATAAAGCATCACAACGCTGGATCAATAAACGAAAGTGATTACCATGAAATGTCTAACTTATTAATAAAAATGGTAGTTGACCAGGGTGAAATGGTTGAATTCTACGGCAATCAATTAATGACGATTAAAGCTGAAAACGCTTTATTGAAACAGCAGTTACATATAAGGAAGGTTAACTAATGAGGAGTATTAAATTTAGAGCTTGGGATGGGGTTGATATGCTAGACGCCATTGATGTAGAAAGCATGATGTTTAGTTATGGCGAGCATTACGACCACTTACCTTGGAAAGATGATGGCTCAGGAAAAAGCCACACTTGCGCTAAGATTATGCAATACACAGGATTAAAAGATAAAAACGGTGTAGAGATATATGAGGGTGATATTGTTAAGGTTTTATTTACTGATTGGGCTAGCCAGTCTATTCATGCTGAAATAAGCCTGAATGAATACTTAGATTCACTAACAAAAATATTTACCGTTGATTTTTACGGTTCAGCTTTTCAGTTAGCATATCCTAGTAACTATGTTGAAGATGAAATTGAACACACTCACTTATGGTGCGGTAAGCATGGATACATTAAAGTCATAGGCAATATCCATGAAAACCCTGAACTATTAGAGGTTAACTAATGAATTTACAAATAGTAATGTCAATGTTCCATAGAGTACCAAGCGTTATTCCAACTGTACAAGTCGCGCAAAGAAAAAGACGAGGCAAAGTTAAGCAAAAAAGAAGAGAGCTTATTTATGACGAACTGGTTAAGACTCCAAACATTAAACAAAGCGCTTTAATAACGCTCTGTATGAAGGTCGGAATAGCTGACGAGTCAACTATTAGAAGTGACCTGTTAGTGTTAAAGGAAGCTGGCAGAGTGGCAATTACATCTAGCACTAGATTAAACAGACAGCACTCATACAGTATTCTTGCCGTATGATGAATTTATCAACATTAAAAGTGATGTTTAAAAAACCAAATTTGATAGCTGACATGCCGACAAATTTACTTCCTTCATTTAGCAAAGGTATAACAGATAGAAGAAAGGCTGTATTAAGTTTAATAACGGAAAATAACGGGATAACTCGACCTGATTTAATAGAAATATGCCTTAAAGAAAATATAGGGAAAGTGGAAACAATTCGTCGAGATATAAGAATATTATGCCAAGACAATATAATCAGAGTATTACCACAACGCATAGGTGTTAGAGGTGTTAGAGGGACAAGAGGCGTAGCTCAAGAATTGGTTGCGGTATGAAAAACCAGCTAATAACACTATCAACACGTCAGGACGTTTACCGTAAAATCGATGTGTTCATGGGTAAGAGTCCACAAAAGAAGTACAGGGTAACTTTGGTCGAGGTAGGAAAGAAACGCAGTGATGCAGCTAACAGAACTTATCAAGGTTGGTATCCTGCTATAGCTGATGAATTAGCTTTAACTATTCCAGAGGCTACAAGGTATATAAAGCTAGAGTTTGGTTTACCTATACTGTTTTCTGGTGGGTTTATGGGAAAAATTATAAACGAAGGGCTAAACGTTGAAGGTTTCTTTCAACTCAGTTATGAAGATCAATTAATACAAATGACTGAAATGCACGTTACAAGATTATTCGATACCAAGATGCACAACAGGCTTAGAGATGAGCTTCAAAACTTCTTCGGTGCAATGGGTTTAGATTTAGGGTACGGGGATTAATATGTGGGTTAAAAATTGGTATGGCAATTATGACAAATGGAGATTGCATTCAAGTCACATAAGGTTATGGGGTGATCATAATTATATCTGGTATCACCACGAAGTTGATGAACTATTACAAACTACAATGTTAGAGTTTTAACTAATGGAGAATAACAATGACATATTTAGAAAACTTACACCTTGAGCGTATCAAAGTAAATAATAAAGCCTTAAAACAGGGTGACGGAAAAGCATGGGATAATGTAAAAACCAAGTCAGCTAAAATGTTAAATCCTAGAGGTCGTTACTTTAAGCGATTCGAGCAAATGGAAAGCTCATCATTTTTTAGTCAAGTAGAAAAAGAAGCTAAAGAGCTGACTGATTTTTTTGCTCAATTTAAAGGATAATAATTATGAGTAAATGGATAAGTGTTGAAGATAAGCTTCCCGAGACATTAACTAAGGTTCTTGTAGTTGCTAACGATATAGTAAGTCAGTGGCAAGAGGTTTTGGAGTCTTATGTTTGCCCTGAATACAAAACACACGAATGGCTGTTTTTAGATGGTGAGGATTTTCCTTGTATAGTTACTCACTGGATGGCACTACCTGAACCACCAAAGGATTAACATGAAAGGTAGATACTCGAAAACTTTACCAAAAACAGCAAACGAGCATTGTACTAAATGTAAAAATCTATTTGCTCCAGGTACACCAGTTTATCACATCAATAACGATTCAATGGGTAGGGAGAATTGCAAATGTATAACATGCTACAGAAACTTATAAAACCTAAAACAAGAAGCGAGCATAAACAGCGTAAAGTTAAATACAGGAGAAGATAATGCCAAGGTGCAAGATATGCCGTGATAAATTCGAGGCTAGGTACTTCTTACAAAAGGCTTGTTTAAACCCTGCTTGCTTGGCTGAATGGTCAAAGCTTGACAGGGAAAAGAAAGCCGATGAAAAGTTTAAAATTAGAAAGAAAGAGTTTAATTTAAGTGATGTTAAATATCAGCACAGCATAACACAGCCTGTATATAATCGAATGAGGGTGCTACAGGAAAAGAAATGGTTTAAAGAAAGAGGTTTAGAGCCTGAATGTATTTCATGCAGTAAAAAGAATATGGACTGGTGTTGTGGTCATTTTAAAACAAGAGGATCACAAAAGAACTTAGCTTACGACAGGGTTAATACATATTTGCAATGTAACAGATATTGCAATAAAGGCTTAAGCGGAAATATAAACGGTAACAAAACTACTCGCGGTTACTTGGTCGGGTTATCAGAAAGGTTCGGAGATAAAAAAGCTAAAGAGATAATTGATTACTGCGAAACAAATACACAAGTAAAAAAATGGACTGGCGCTGAATTAAAGTTAATGAGAAAAGGCTTTAATGCTGAAATTAGAAAGTTAGAGCAAGATTTGATATAATAGGGATACCCTCAAATGATTAAGGATTTAACATGGCATCAGGCACTAAAGATCCAAAACCCAAAAAGCCAAAAAGTAAAAGCCGTAAATAATGTCTTTTAATTTAATGCACATAATAGCTGTTTACTTCCTTTTTATCTTGGTATTCTCCGAGCCAAGATATAGGGTGCATTCAGCTATTATTTTATTGTTTACATCTTTAAATATATACTTTGAATTGCCAGTATCAAATAGCATCGAAGAGTACATAACCAATAGAAGTATAAACATATCTTGGGACGGAGTTACAGCCGTAGCGCTTACCATGTGCTTTGCTTTTGATAAGCTAGCAGTAAAACAGGCACTATTACTAGCTTTTGCGATTACATGCCATACTATGATAATATATGACTTAACAATAGCTTCATCCATATTTAGTAATTTCTTTTATACTTGGTATGATGAATTAATCATAGTGGTAGGACTCTTACAAATGGGTGTTTCTTATAATGGATTTACTACAGCACTTAGCAACTTACAGAAGTTGTTACCTAGGATTGTTTTTTATAGTCACGGTGTTAATAAGAGTTTACCTATACAAGCAAAAAGAGAGACAAAATCGTGAAGCAGGAGAGCGTCAAACATTTGGCGGATGGAGCAACTATATCCGCAGTAAGTACGGGCGCAAGTAGTTATTTTGGCTGGTTTACTTTTATTAACGAGAATGCACCAGGGATAGGTGTATTATTATCATTCTTCTTTGGCGTTATCGGGCTAATCTTTTACTACCTTACATGGAAGAAATCAACACTAGCTGAAACAAATAAAAAAGAACTGGATTCAAATAAAAAAGAATTGGCTAATCATGGCGATAAACTAGACGCCCATATAAAAGAATCAACAGAACAATTTAAGTTTCTTGGTGATGGCATTAAAGCGCTATTGGCAAGAAAATAAATATCTATACACTGTATAGAATCAATTGAATATGAAGAGATATAATAATGGCATGTAGATTACTAGTTAAAAACATAGCGAATAGTTGGTCTACGGGTGACGTTATATGTGTAACTCCTGAAAGTCAACCGTTCGGTAGGATGGAAAGCAAAACTAAATTTAGGGAAACCTTAAAAGAAGGTGAATCAATAGATGATTGGCCTAGACAATTCGTTATTATAAACATATCAGATGCAAACGAATCAGAACTTAGTTATTTATTAGATGATAACGAAGATGGCCGGCGTTACTTTTTAACACCTCAAGGTTCAGATTCGCCCTATTACAATCAATTACTAGAAAGCGCAGAGATAACAACAACAAAAAATATCTTACTTTCACTAGTAAACGATAGGGGCGCATAATGCCACAAAATGCACATATAGTTGCTGGCGGAGGTGGTGATTATACAACTATCATAGCTTGGGAGGCTGGGGAACAAGATAGTGATTATGGAGCTACTACTGTCGGTCGTGTAGATGGTTTCTTTGATCAGGGTGGATCAGCGTTAGCTATTGGCGGAACTTGGACGAATGGCGCTAGGTTAGAACCTTTTGATAGTGCTGATGGTTTTGATGGTACAGAAAGGCAACTTTGTGGTCTTACATCTTCCAATAATTCAAGAGCATTAAGAACACTAGTCCCTAATATAATTATAGATGGTCTGGAAATATATTGTACAGCCACAGGGACAGGAAGAGGAGCGCAATCTAACGTAGCTGGCTCTTTAGTATTAGATAACTGTCTTGTTAAGGTGTCATGTAATAAATTATGTGAAAATACAGTAACTAATAACACAGTACTAGTGAATACAAAAGTTAGTACAGTTGATCCTATAACTGGCACAAATACTTTTAATAATACGACAGTATTTTTTGACTCTACTGATAACCTAGCTCAAGCAAACACCTTAGCCGCTAATGATACTGTAGTTTCTAATGATAATGGCGGTGATGATTTTGACGCAAGTGTAACTCAGTCAAACAACGCATCAACAGACACTACAGCAGATAATTTAACTAATATTGTTATTGCTACTGAATTCGTAGACGCTACACCAGTTGCAAGCGGGGATTATAGAATAAAGGCGGGTAGTGATTTAGATACAAACGGTATTGGTGCATTTATTCAAACTGCTGGTGGTATATCAGTAACAGTAACAGGAACAGCAGTACCAACTCAAACCGAAGCTGATATTGTAACCGGCGGCAAAACAATAATACTCACTCTAACGGGTGATACCTTTGTAACAGGTACATCAAGCGAAGATGGTATAGCTGGCGGTTCAGATTCAGATATTGCGGCAAGTGGTACAAACTGGGATTCATTAATAAAAACTGCTTTAGATAATACTGATGTGGTTTTATCTGTTGGTGATACAGTTGCTACAATCACATTACCAGCGTTTGCAACTTATGACATACCAACAACAGAAACTATTACATGGACAATTCCAGCAGCATCATTAACAACTAGCGCAACTCCTGTAATTGCTACGCCAACACATACAGTAACCGCCGTAGTGTCAGGATTTCAAGTGGCATGGGCCATACATTCAAATAAATTAATCAATATGGTACAATAACATCATGAAAAAAAATGTAGCTTCACAGTCCATTGGGGCTGAAATGATAACGGCAGCAGATGGCACTATATTTACGGGTGCTGTAACTGTGCTAATAACTATTGATAATGGTACGCAATCAGCTAGTGGTGGGACAGCCCCAGCACATGAGGGTAATGGCTATCATAGTTATACACCAACTCAAGCTGAAACTAATGGTGATCATGTTGCTTTTACCTTTACAGGTACAGGTGCTATAACTTCAACGGTTCAGGTTTATACTTCATTTCCTCAAACAGTGGATAACAATACTAAAATATCATTAATACCTACTACAGCAATGAGAGGAACAGACTCAGCGGCAACAGCGGCAAACCTAGCTACAGTTGATAGCAATGTTGATGCTATCTTAGTAGATACAGGGACAACTTTACCGGCACAGATAACAGGGCTTAATGATTTTAATCCTGCAACTGATACTGTAGCCAATGTATCAACGGTCGCAACAACAACCACAAATACTGATATGCGCGGCACTGATGGAGCAAATACAACTACTCCACCAACAACAGCTCAAATATGGGCTGAGAGTACAAGAGTATTAACAGCCGGAACTAATTTAAATGATATTTCAGTAAGTGATATATTAACAACTCAAATGACAGAGAGTTATTCTGCTGATGGGGTAGCGCCAACGCTGGCACAAAGCTTATTCTTAACTATGCAAAACTTACAAGACTATGCTTACGTAGGAACAACACAAACAGTTAGACGGATAGATGGAAGTACAACAGCGGCAACATATACTTTAGATGACGCAACCAATCCAACAGCTAAAACAAGAGCCAGCTAATGACAATAGCAACAGTAGTTACAAGGGGTTTTGGTAATGGTACTTTACTAGGTACTATCGCTCTTGCTGTAACTGCAGGTTATGACATATCAACTTTTATTCCTCCTACGGTTCCAGTAAGTGATGGGCTGCTGGGGAATCAAAGCACAGGTAACGGTATTGTATCAACTCAAAGCTTGAACGGAAGCTTAACGGGTAGAGGGAGATTATAAATGGGTAACATGAATTTTAATGAAATAGGTCAGCCAATAAGAATTAACTTAGGTGAAGATATTAGTTTATCAACTCCTACTTTAATCTTACAACCTGAACTAGGTAATACAAAGAACATTACTGATGGTGTAACTATTCCAGCAATACCTGTAATTGTGGGTGGTGAAACACTAAACGCTAACGAGTACATAGAATACTTTACCAAAGATAAAGATCTTGATTACGTGGGTAGATGGAAGTTCAAAGCTAAACTTGATTTCACTTCTACAGACATTAGACAAACAGACTTTCAAAAGTTTAAGGTGTTACCGTAATGGCAGCAACTAAAGGTAATCAGTTTTGGAAAGCTAGAGCAAAGCATGGTAGAGATAAGATATTTAAAACTCCTGAGTTAATGCTCGAAGCTGCTTTTGATTACTTTGCATGGGTAGAGGATAACCCACTAACAAAAGCAATAATATACCAAGGAGAGGTATGTGCTAATCCTGAGAAGCTAATGCGAGCAATGACTATAAAAGGTCTTTGTATTTACTGGGGAGTTAACACTCAGTATCTTAATGATTTTATTGGTAATTTAAATTTGGATGAAAAAGTAAATCAAGATTTTTCCTCAGTCATAAGCACAATCAAAGAAATTATAGAGACTCAAAAGTTTGAAGGAGCAAGCGCAGGGCTATTAAATCCTAACATTATAGCTAGGGATTTAGGGCTTACAGATAAGAAAGAATTATCTGGAAGCGTAGAGAATCCTTTAACTTTAGTTATACAAGAAATATCAGGTAATACGCTTGGCCCTTCGAATGGTTAGAGCTATTCGCGAAAGAGACACTAGGATACCTAAAGATGCTGACGAGTTTAAAGAGTGTCTTGCAGATCCGTGGTGGCGATTAACAAGCGGCCAGTTATACAAGATAATGATAAAGGGTGATGATGATGAAGAGTCACTTGTTGCTGATTTTATACCGAACGATCCGCAACTAGATTTACTATCAAATCTACATACCCGTAATGATATATTAAAAGCCCGTCAATTAGGCTTTACTACACTAATTGAGATATTCTTTCTTGACTGCTGCCTGTTTAAAGCAAATGTCAGGGCGGCAGTAATAGCACAAAGTGAAGATGTGGCAAAGACTATATTCAGAGACAAGGTTTATTTTGCCTATAACAATTTACCACCATCATTAAAAGCAGCTATGCCATTAGAAAGAGATAGCGCGAGTGAATTATTATTTTCTCATAACAACAGTTCAATAAGGGTAGCGACATCAGCAAGATCAGGAACGCTACAGTATTTGCATATATCAGAGTTTGGAAAGATATGCGCTAAGTTTCCAGATAGGGCTGACGAGGTTATTACCGGCTCAATTCCTGCTGTACCTACAAATGGTATGGTTTTTATTGAATCAACGGCAGAAGGTCAAGACGGGCATTTCTATAAGATATCAAAGAGAGCAGAGGCTTTAATGTTATCGGGAAAGAAGCTAAACCCTAAAGATTATAAGTTTCATTTCTATCCTTGGCACGGTGAAAGTAAATACAGTACAAACCCTGATGATGTTATTATCACACCTAAAGACCATCAGTATTTTGATAAAATAGAGGGTGAAGCTAAATGCTTAATTGATATTAATCAGCGTGCATGGTGGGTAATGACTAGAGATTCAGAGTTTACCGGCGAAGAAGAAAAGATGTGGCAGGAATACCCTAGCACCCCTAAAGAGGCTTTTCAGAAGTCTAAAGAGGGTTGTTATTATACTGTGCAAATGACTAAGGTTCGCAAAGATGAAAGAATTACAACCGTCCCTTATCGACCAGGGTATCCCGTAAATACTTTTTGGGATATAGGAAATAGTGACGGAACAGGCATATGGTTACATCAAAAAATAGGGCAAAAAGATAATTTCATAGGTTACATTGAAGGATGGGGCGAGCCTTACAAGTATTACGTTAGTCAAATGAATAAACTTGATTACGTTTGGGGTACTCATTTCTTACCTCATGATGGCAACCATGAAAGGCAAGGCGAGGTTGTTAATATATCCCCGTCTGATGCCCTTAGTAATTTAGGACTTAAAAATATAGAGATTGTACCAAGGGTTAGCGAGATATCCCACGGCATACAAGCAACGAGAGATTCGTTTGCTACATGCTGGTTTGACGAGGTAGGCTGTAAAGATGGTATAATACATTTAGACTCTTACCGAAAAAGATGGAATAACACGACAGGAAGGTTTACAGATCAACCTGTTCATGATGTTCATTCAGAGTGTGCAGATGCTTTTAGACAGTTCGGTCAAATGAATATTAGCGGCGACCTTGAAGATAATCAGGTTCAAGAAATTAACTTTACTTCGGAATGGTAAACAATGGCTAACAAAAAAGAAAAGATTCACGCGCTGGCAATCAAACGATTTGAGCGAGTAGAAAAGAAAGAGCGCTCTCAACGCAAATTAGCCGTTGAAGATATTAAATTCGCACAAACAGAAGATGGCCAATGGGATGAGGGCGCAAAGACTAAGCGCAAGAATCGCCCAAGGTTTACCATTAATCGGGTAGCCGGTGCAATAGATCAATTGATTGGTGATCAACGTCAAAACCGTACAGACATCAAGATAAGGCCTGTTAGCGGTGGTGCTACAGAAGATACCGCCAAAGTAATGACGGGCTTAATCAGAAATATTGAATCAGTAAGCAAGGCAAGCAATGCTTATGATACTGCATTCGATGAAGTGGTTAACGGTGGCTTTGGTGGGTGGCGTGTAATTACAGAGTTAGACGAAGATGATCCATTTATTCAGACTATCAAAATTAAAGGTTTGAATACTGCTACAACCTCACTATGGCTTGATGATGCAGCTAAAGAATATGATAAAAGAGATTCAATGTGGGGCTTTGTTACTGTTGATATGCCTACCGAAGAGTTTAAAGAGCGTTACCCTAAATCTGTTATATCAGGTTGGGCGCAAGAGAAATTCAATAACAACGCTTGTAATGGTTGGGTTAATGAGAATACTGTACGTGTTGCTGAATACTGGGTTAAGACTCCTATAACTAAAAACATAGCTTTACTATCTGATGGTAGAATCATTGATCAAGACGAAGAGCAAAGCGTATTAGATGAAATGAAAGCTAATGGCATAACAGTTAAAAAGACTGTATCCGTTAAGTCTCACAAAGTTGAGATGTATTTAATGGATGGTGCAGAAGTTTTAGAAGATGCTAAAGAATGGGCCGGTAAGTTTATTCCGTTAATTCCTATGTACGGTCGTCAAAGTCACATCGAAGGTCAAACATACACTCGCGGAGTTGTAAGGTTTGCCAAAGATGCTAACCGCATTTATAACTATGCCACAAGTTCAGCTATTGAAACTGCAGCCTTAACACCTAAAGATCCCGTATGGATTACACCAGCACAAGCAAAAGGGCATGAAGCGCAATTAAGAAACTTTAACAGTAGCAATGTACCTTTCTTATTTTATAACTCAGACCCTAAAGCGCCAGGTATGCCGCAAAGAGGTGGAGCGCCAGCAGTACAAGGCGCATTCATTCAGCAAATACAACAAGCTTCAATGGATTTATATCATGTAACAGGTATGCAACCACCATCAATAGGTACTAATCCTGAGTTGAAATCAGGAAAGGCTATCCAAGCACAAGAAAGGCAAGGTGATAGAGGCTCATTTATATTTACTGATAATTTGGTTAAGTCTCAAGAATTCACAGCAGAAATATTAGTAGACCTAATACCTCGTATTTATGACACTGCAAGACAGGTTCGCATCATGCAACAAGACGGCGAGACTGAAAATGTAGAAATAAACACAGTTAACGAAGAGGTTATTGACGAGCAAACAGGTAAGCCGGTATTAGTTAATGATTTATCTATGGGTAAATATGACGTAGTAGCAGAATCAGGACCAGCATTTGCAACACAAAGACAAGAATCAGCACAACAGATTATTGATTTAATCGCATCGTCTCCACAGTTTGAAGCGTTGGCAATGGATTTAGTCGCTAAAGACTTACCTATACTTGAATCTAAAGAGCTTACTAAGCGTGTTAGAAAGCAAATGATTGCTCAAGGTATTATTGAACCAACAGAGCAAGAGATTGAAGATTTAGGATTAAACCAAGAACAAGCACCAGATCCACAACAGCAGGCTATTACTGAAAACATTCAGATACAAACTGAAAAACTAATCAGTGATATTGAAAACCAAGATGCAGATACAATAGCTAAACAACTTAAAGCACAACAAACAACTATTGATACTTATAAAACATTAATAGAAGCTTATGAGAAACAGCAATTGGCCGGTATACCTTTAACGCAAGCAGACCACAATATCAGAATTAAGCAACAAGATATTATGGAAGAAGGTCAGCAAGCTATTGATGAAGGACCAAACACTGAGCAAGCAGCAAGTATAGTTCAAGATGCTGTAGTTCAAGGTCAAGCTATTGAAGCAGATAACGCCAGAAGATTGACGGTTCAACAACCTAGCGCTAGTGTTGGGCAGGATAATATCTAAATAACTAAAGGCATTTGACACATGCCTTTTATTTTACTATATTACTAAAACTAATTTTAATTAAGGCAATAATAATGTTTGATTGGGAAAAGAAAGGCTCACTATCTGAACAGTTAAAGTTCTTTGGCGCTAAGAAGCAAAGCTTTATTAGTTGTTATGCCAAGAAGCCTAGAATAGTAATGAAGGTAAAATCTATTGCTACTATGAATCCCGCCACTAAATTAGCTCGTGATCGTCAGTTATCTGCGTTATATCAAAGTCAATTAAATAGAGGTACTCAGCACGGCGCTTTAGGTTTTCAGCAAATGGCAATGGCACAAACGCAAAGTAATAACGCTTTATGTGGTGGACTAGGTACTTATGCACAAGGCATGGGAAATATAGGTGCACAACAAATGTCAAATTTAATTAGAGGAGCTTATTACTAATGAAAACATATAAATCCAGCGACCTAACCCATAAGCGAGCAGAAGTATTAAAAGAGGCTAAAGCTAACGGTGTAATTATTCAGCAGTTAGAGACTAATGGAGAGGTTAGGCAGGAGTATTTATTACACCCAATAGATAACTCTAGTTGGGTTATTATTGACGATCAAAGAGTGCTTCCAGATGGTGATTTATGAAACCAAGGATCAGGATAAACGCTAACGGCTCAGCTAGGATAACTTTCTTTGATGGTGAACATATACCGAATAAGTTTACACTCACGATATTGCATTGTTGGGTTGATCACTTAGAAGCACACAAACCACTTTAACGAGTGGTTTTTTATTACCTAAAATACATTATTTGTCAAGTTAACCATTATTTAGTATAATTGACCACGGGCTTACGTTATGCCTTTAAATAACGGCTAAAATTCTTCCTTATAGGATGCGTAATAAATGACAGACCAAACCGCTGCACAGCTAGATCCTTTAGATGCGTTTGTTCAAGAAGCCATTGATCATGACTTAGAACAAAAGACAGAGGAAATACAAACCACGGAATCAGCCCCCGTAGAAGATGCGAATAAAACCGACTCAACCGAAGCAGAAACGCCAAAAGAGGACGGATTTCAAAAGCGCATCAATAAAGTAACAGCAGATAAACACGATGCAATACGTAAACAAGAGTTAGCCGATAAACGTGCTGATGACTTGCAAGCTCAACTTAATAAGCTAAACGAAAGCGCAGCTTTGACAGAACCGAAACTTGAAGATCACGACTATGATGAAGATGCTTTTAATAAAGCTAATGTTAGTTATAACGTGCAGGAACAAGTTAAAGTAGAGTTAGCAAAACAAGCAACAGCACAGAAGCAAATTAATCAAGAAGCCGAACAGCAAAAACTAACTGACTCATTTAATGAGCAGATTTCCGCTTTAGGTAAAGATGATTTTGACGCAAAGGCCGATGCAATACCAGACCTACCACCAGGCGTAGCTAGTGCAATGATGAGTTTAGAGAATGGCGCGGAGATGATTTATCATCTTGGTAATCATTTGGATAAAGCTGATTCATTAGCAGGAATGACACCTATGGCAGCAATGGCAGAAATTGGACGTATTTCAGCGCAGATGTCTGTTAAACCCGAAATTAAAACAAGTGCAGCGCCCGATCCTATAGAGCCTGTAACAGCAGGTAGCTCGTTAAGCGATAAGATAGATGATGAAATGTCTATTGATGCGTGGATGAGTAAATACAACTAGGAAAGGGACATAAGGAACTAAAATGGCTAATACGTTTAAAAATACGAGTCTTGTAACTCGAATCATGTTAAAAGAATTTATGAACGCTCTTCAAATGGGCGCAAAGGTTGATCGTCAGTTAGACAGTCAATTTCGCAAGGTTGGTGCAAGTATTGAAGTGCGCCGCCCTATTATGTTCACCGCAACTGATGGTGCAACGTTAGTTAAAGAAGATGTTGAAGAGAAAGCAGCAACTGTAACGCTAGATAAGCGTAAGCATGTTGGTTTTGCTATTACATCTCAAGATTTAACTTTAAAGGTTGAGGATTTCACTACTCGTTATGTTCGCCCTGCTGCTGCAGAGTTAGCACAACAAGTTGAAACTGATATTGGTGAAGTTTATAAGCAAATCGGTAATTTTGTCGGTACTCCTGGTACTGCTCCTGCTAACTTTTTAGCAGTTGGTGCAGCAGCTAAAGTATTAACTAAGCTTGGCGTACCAATGGATATTCGTTGGTCTGCTTTCTACGATGAAGATGCTTCCCTTGCATTAGCTGATGGTTTACAGAACGTATTCCCTTCAGAGATTGCAGTTAAAGCTATCGAAGAAGCTTCAATTGGCCGCTACAGTAAGTTTGAATTGTTTGAAAATCAATCTTTAGCATTACATACTGTTGGTATCGCTACTGGTACACCATTGATTAATGGCGCAACTCAGAACGTAACCTATGACGCTTCTGGTGACTCATGGACTCAATCATTAATTACTGATGGTTGGACAAATTCAACTACTGATATTTTACTTGCTGGTGATGTAATTACTATTGCAGGTGTAAACTCAGTTAACCGTAAAACACGTAAAAACACAGGTGATTTACAAACATTCGTGGTTACTGTTGATGCAACTTCTGGCGCTTCTACTGGTCCGGCTACATTGACAATCTCACCACCTATGATCACAAGTGGGCCTTTCCAAACTGTAACAGCAGCACCGGCAGATGGTGCAGTTATCACAGTTAAGACTGGTGCAGGTGGTGCAGAGCATAAGCAAAACTTAGCTTTCCATCAGAATGCTATCACTCTTGCAATGGCTCCTTTAGATTTACCTACTGATGGAGCAAGCGCTAGTCGTGAAAGCTTTGGTAATATCTCTATACGTGCAGTACGTCAATACAACATCACAGATGACGAAACAGTTTATCGTTTTGATATTCTTTACGGTGTTAAAGCTCAAAACCCTGATTTCGCAGTTCGTACAACTTCTTAATCTTGACTTGAATGAAAAAAGGCTACTTTAAACGGTGGCCTTTTTTATTTCTGTTTTATGATATAATCAAATAATAGTCAAAAGGACGAAATAATGGCCAAAGAATATAGACGTTGGATTTACCACGAAACAGAAGAAGCAAAGATAATTAATTCTGATGAGTTCAAAACTTATGAAAAAGACGGGTGGAAAGATTCACCAGCAGAGTTTTGTAAAACTACTGATTTTGGTGTTGATCCTAAAGATAAAGAAAAGGTTCAGACATTAGGTGAAGCTATTGAAGGTGTTGCTGATAGAATTAACGGTGAATTAAACGTTAAGGTCATGGATAAAGAGCAATTACAAATGTTTGCTAAAGAACATTTTAATGTTGATCTAGAAATGAATAAAAGAATTGGTGCACTACGCAAGCAAGTTAAAAAACTTATAGGCGGTTAACATGGTTACTATGAGAGAAGTTGTAGAAGATGCGGCCGAGGAAATAGGCGCAAAAACTGCAGAGATACCTTTAGAAGATGATGAGTTACAGTCAGGTATTAGGCGCTGTAATGATATGCTTACCGAGTGGGACGATATAGGAATAATCTCAGGTTATAATCCTGTATTAAACGGTGATGATGTATTAGAAGTTGACCGTAATTCCGTAGCTGCTATTAAATACAATTTAGCTATTAGATTGGCACCTTCATTTAGAAAGGTCGTATCTTCTGCTTTAAGCTCAATAGCAGGAAGTACATTATCAAGGCTAGAAGCTTCTGGCGCGTTTATAGGTAATGTCGAATTTCCCGATACACTTCCAATGGGTTCAGGTAATGAATGTCCGGGCTTAGATACCGATCAACGTTTCTTTAATCCTAACAAAATAGAGAACTTCTAATGGGCGAAAGAATACCTTTACCAATCCCTCTAGGATTCTACCAAGCAGTTAGCCCAGCATTAGCAAGTAGTACTTGCGTTAATTGGTTACCTATTATTCCAGAGGCTGCAGCTTTAAATGATCGCGCATTAATTCAGCGTGAAGGATTAAATCAATTCGGCACTACCAACACTAAACCTTGTCGAGGTAGTCATGATTTAGCAGATACACCGTTCTTTGTTAATGGTAACTCTTTAATATCTATCGATGCTGATGGAATTCCAACAGATAGAGGTACAATTACAGGAATTGGCCAAGTATCAATGGCTGATAACGGAACTAGTTTAGTGATTGTTGTTCCTGGTGGTGATGGCTTTGTTTGGGATGGTACAGCATTAACACAAATAACAGATGTTGATTATCAAAGATCAGACACAGTATTATTTTATCGCGGATTCTTTGTATTCACTACATCAGATGGTAAGCAATTATTTGTTTCTAATCTAAATGCACCATTAACTTTTGATGCTTTAGACTTTGGTAGCGCAGAGGGTGATCCAGATAGAATAGTTACCCAAGTACTAGACCATGATGAACTATCTATTTTAGGTCAACGCACAACAGAAAAATTTAAACTGGTTGGTGGTGTTGGGTTTCCTCTTACAATCATACCAGGAGCATTTACAGAAAAAGGCTCTGCTGCTAAGTTTGGAATAGTTAAGTTTGATAATTCCTATATGTTTATAGGTGGTGGTGTTAACGAACAGCCTGCAATATGGAGGCAAGCTTCAAGCTCTCAAGCATCAAAGGTATCAACTGATGCTATTGATAATGCTATACAGAAATTTACTAAAGAAGAAATAGCAGATTCTTTTGCTATGACTTATTCGCAGCGTGGTCAATTCTTAGCAATATTTACCATAAACTCAATTAGAATTCCAAGCGTTACTTTTGTGTATAACAGCACAGCAAGCGCTTTATCAGGTGGTCTAGTTTGGTCTACATTTCAAACTGGCGTTACTCTGAATTCATGGCGAGTTAATACTATAGTAAAAGCTTATGGTAAGTTTTTATGTGGTGATTCTATTGATGGGCGTATCGGTGAGTTAGATTCTAAGGTCTTTACTGATTACGGAGACACGCTATTTAGACAATGCACATTACAACCATTTTCAAGTAATGGGACCACTGTATTTGCTGGTGAATTTGAGGCAGGCTTTGAAGCGGGTGTAGGCTTAACCGGCAAAGCATCCCCACAAGTTAGAATGGATTTCTCAGACAATGGCGCAATGTCCTTTAAGTTTGAAACAACTAGAAATATTGGTAAAATTGGCGAGTACGGCCAGCGATCAGTATGGAAAAGACAAGGTGATATTCCTTTATCTAGATTTGTAAGGTTAACAGTAACCGACCCAGTAAAAGCCAACTTGAATAGGTTAGCAGCAACACCAGAATTAGGTATAGATTAATGACTGATTTAATTACGCCAAAAAGAGGCGAGGAATTAATTGATAAAAACGGACAGCCCACATTAAGATTTATTACTTGGATAGAGAGCTTAACCGGCACAACAAATACAACTAATGATTCTGTGTCAGGTATTAGCTCTTTTAGCGCTCAGTCTCAATGGTTACAGCAGCAAATAGACGGTTTACCTGAATTCACTATTGACACCACAGGCTTTACCACAGATACAACCTTTATAACCACTGACAAGGTGATCGCATAATGACACAGCAGAATATAGGAATAGGCGCAGCAAATGCAAAGCTTGGAGATACCTTGTTTTCAGCTTTCACAAAAACAGAGGCTAATTTTACAGAGCTTTATGACAGCATCAACGAAAGTGAGATACAGGTCAGGCAGGATAATATAGCTGATACTTTGGGCGGTACGATAGATAGCGCTAAAGTTTATATCCTTAACGGTATTATCGACTTTTCTGGAACAGGATTAAATATAGAAGTTCCTGCCGGCGGTATAAATATAATCGGTTCTACTTTTGCTATATCAGGATTAAAATGTATTGATGATGGTTATACCTTGTATACATCTCCTGTTGGTGGTAGTGGTGACATATTAAGAGAAAGATTATTTGTAGAAATTACAGGTATTGGCTCTCAAGTGTACAACCTAACAGATGCTACAGGATTTCATGCAATAGAAGCTGATAGAGTTAATTATAATGACTGTACATCTTTAGGTACTATCACAAATTACAGACAAGGGCTTGAAACAGGAACGGGCCGCTTTGGTGGTACTCCTGAATTAACACTCGCTGGAAATTGGGTGGGTGGTTACTTCATTGATGTTTCAATAGTTAGAAGCTTAACGGCTGGTTCTTACAGTTTATATAAGGCTGGTGTTGGTTTTGCTATGGCATCACGTTTCAGATCTAATCAAAACATCGATTTACCTGCTGGCGTATCATTTTTTGACTTTGCCCCAAGTCAATTTGCTAACCCTTCAACAGTTCAACTCGACGGTGTGATAATTACACGTGCGGGTGTATTTGATTCAACTGATCCAGATTACACGCCAAACACATCGGCGGGATCTTTATCTTCAAATTGGACAAATAACACAGGTATGCCAAACACGTTTGAAGGAGGATCAATTGGAGTTACTACAGAGGCAACAACAACAATAACTACTGATGGCGCATTTGTTAACTTAGATGCAGCGGTGTGGACAGCGGCAGACTTGCAACACTTTAACAATCCAGCCAGCAACCAATTAAAGCATCTAGGTAACACACCGAGAGATTATAAAGTTATTGCATCTTTCGTGCTTGAATCAACTCAAAACAATGTTGTAGCCTTGAGAGTTTCTAAGTTTGATAGTTCCACTTCATCATCATTTACCGTATTAACTCAAACCCGACAAGTAAACAACTTGCAAGGTGGTCGAGATGTTGCTTTTTTCAATATAAACATTAATACAACACTCGATAAAGATGACTTTATATTTTTAGAGGTGGCGAACATTGGCGCAACAAATGACATAACAGCGGAAGCTGATAGTTATTACATAGTGGAGGCAAGATAATGGCAACAGCACAAATATTAACTAACCAACCAAACACTATAGTCGATACACCTCAAACATTATTTACAGCAGGCTCAAGAGGCGTGATCATTGAGTCATTCACAGCCGCTAATAATTCTACAGTTAACGCAAGCTACAAAGCATTTATTGTTTCAACTGACACAGAGCAGCCACAAAGGCCATTTAAAATAGTCGTTTGGGGTGAAATAGATTTAGGTATTGGCATTGTGAACCAGGTCATACCGGCAGGTGCACAACTTAAATTAGAGTCTTCAGCGCTCAATTCTATCTACTTCACAGCAACAGGTCGTGAAGTTTAGCTATATTCACTAAAATTTAGTATAATCGACCAATACAAAAAGGTTTGTTATGGATATCACGACAAAGCACAACGATGAAATAAAAGAAAATAGAGATTTAATTCAATCTACAGCTAAATCTTTACAAGAACTTATTGATTGTGGCGAGTTGCAAAGCCAAGAATGCCCGGTAACACATAGATTTACTGATGGTTGCTATCTTAGAGAAATATTTATGCCGAAAGGCACTAGGATTATAGGTAAGATACATGCCACAGAGCATTTTAATATATTACTTACTGGTGTTGTTACTGTGATAACTGCAGAGGGTTCAACTGAAATAGTAGCGCCTTATACTTTTATATCAAAGGCAGGAACTCAAAAGATAGTTGTTATACATGAAGATTGTATATGGCAAACTGTACACGTAACAGATAAAACAGATTTAGAAGAGATAGAGAAAGAAGTGATCGTTGAAGATTATAGCGATCTATTAACTGATGGGCTGATAAGCTCGGGCAAAGGGGTATTATTATGTCGTGGGGATTAGTTGCAGTAGCAGGCGCGACTTTAGTTAGTGGTGTTGTAGGTTCGAATGCTGCAGGTAGAGCAGCAAGCGCGGGCGAAAGAAGCGCAGAAGCTGGCGTTGCTGAACAGCGCAGGCAGTTTGATTTAACGCAAGAGTCTCTTAGACCATCAATAGAGGCAGGAGACTTAGCAAGACAACAACAACTTGCTTTACTTGGTTTAAGTGGAGACGAGGCACAACAGGCCGCTTTCTCAGGCTTAGGTAATTCACCCGGTCAACAGTTTATTCGTAAACGCCAAGAGCGAGCATTAGTTAGAAATGCCGCCGCTACTGGTGGGCTTAAAGGTGGTAACGTGTTAACTGCATTACAAGAACAGGCTGCAGGTTTTGCCTCTCAAGATATACAAAATCAATTTGGTAGACTTGGACAGGTGGCAGGGCAAGGGCAATCGGCAGCTACCAATGTTGGTCAGTTTGGCGCTCAAGCTTCTGGTAATATACAACAAGGTTTATTTCAATCTGGACAGGCTAGACAGTCCGGCATAATGAACCAGAACCAAGCACTACAACAAACAATCGGCGGGCTTTCTAATGTTGCAGGGCAATTCTTTGCAAGACCATCAACACCACCACCAGCAGTAGGGAGCGCTACATAATGGCTAATAATTTCATAGTTGCTGATGTAGCAGGGCAATTCCAGCGAGGTCGCGAGATAGAAGCAGGAAATCAAGCGGTATCTGCTAGACAACAACAATCTCAATTTAACGTCCAACAACAACAAAAGCTAGCGCCTATTCAATTTCAACAGGCAGAAACTAACCTTGCAGCATCTAAGCAACAATTAGGCAGAGATGCAGAGATTATAGCGTTAGAAAAAAACGTCAATTCTGCATTAGAATTAAAATCTATACCTGATAATCAAAAGGCTGAGTTTTTAATAAATAAAATACAGTCTGCCGATCCAAGTAGAGATATGACGCAAAGCAAAAAGGCGTTAGAGCTTGTGCAGGCTGGAAACTTTCAAGAGTTAGCCCAAGGCACAGAACAATTGTTATCTGTAGGTCAGCAAGCGGGTATTATTAAAGCCCCTATTGCCGCACCAGTTCAGAAACTTAGCTCTTTACAGCAAAAGGTAGCTGCAGAAGGTTTAGATCCAAACACACCAGAAGGCCAAGCAAGAGCAAGGGAAATCACTCAAGGCTCAAGAACTGATCCATCGTTAAAGCCTAGTGATCAAGCTTTATTAAATAAGGCTAACGAAGGGCAATTAGCTTCGTCTGTATTTGCAAACAGAGTAGGTGCAGCAAATAACGTACTATCAGAACTAGAAGCTATAGAAGGATTTGATCCAACTTCATTACAGACAGCATTTTTTGAAGCTATACCGGGTGGTAACATAGCACTTTCTGATAATGAGCAAAGATTTGCACAGGCTAAACGTGATTTTATTACTGCAGTATTGCGTAAAGAATCAGGCGCGGCCATTGGTAAAGATGAGTTTATAAATGAAGATAAAAAATTCTTTCCTCAAGTTGGTGATAAGGCTGCAGTATTAAAGCAAAAAGCACTAGGAAGAAAGAGAGCGTTTGATAATTTAAAGGCTCAATCTAAAGGCGTTTTTGATGTTCAGTTCGGCGGTAAGTCAGGCGAACTAAGCAAGGCAGAGCAAGCGGAACTACAACAACTAAGAGCAGAGCTAGGGCAATAATTATGGCTGATGAACGTCAAGAGCTAGACCGATTAAGAAAAATAAAGCGGTTACGTGAACTTGAATCAAGAGAGGTGCAAAATGTTAATATTCCTAATGGTGGTTTGGGGTTATCTAGTACTGACATCGTTACTAAGCAGTCTAGCCAGCAAAGAGTAGAGCCAGAAAAAGGCGTTTTATCTACTATAGGCGAATTCTTTACAGGCTCAGAGCGAGAAACAGAAGCAACAAAACGTTTACCTGAAATTGGTCAAGGTGGTTTATTGTTCGGTGAAGATAAGTTAAAAACTGCAGCAATTACACCGGCGCTATTAACAGCAACAGACCCTTTTGAAATGGGTGAAATACTTAGAAATAACTTTGAAAATATCGGTGTTACTCAAGACGAGAAAGGAAACTTTTTTGCCACTAATAACAAGACAGGTGCACAGGTAGTATTAAACAAGCCTGGTGTTAGTCAAATAGATATACTTCAAGGTTTAGGTATAGCCGCTGCATTTTCTCCTGCAGGCGCTGCCGTTGGTGCTTTAAAGGTTGGTGCAACTGCTGGCGCTACTAGTGCTGGTATAGAAGCATTACAGGCTTTATCTGGTGGTGAATTTGATTTATCACAAGTAGCAATTGATACAGTTACAGCCGGTGTTTTAGATAAGGCTTTCGAAGTTGCCAAGGCTACAGGGCGAAGCATTCGAGAAGTATTAAAGAAAGATACAAATATAGATCCAGATCAAATACTAAAATCATTTGAGCCGCAACTTGTTAAAAGTAGAAAGTTTGGCAAAGATCAACCAAAACCAGCAGAAGCTTTACAACAACAAATATCACAAACTGACTTATCGCCAGAGGCATTAGCAAGAATTAGACAAGCTGAATCTCAAGGCGTGCAGTTGACAAAGGCTCAAGCATCACAAAAGTTCACACCAGCAGAAGCCGAGCAAACACTATTAAAATCTGTATCACCAGAGGGTGAGCAGGCAAGGCAATTCGCAGAGGGACAGCAATCACAATTAAAACAAGCTGCTGAAAAGTTTACTGAACAGTTTGGTGGTTCAGCTAGATTCGCAGAAGCAGCAGGCGAAACAGTAGCAGACACAGCAAGAGGTAAAGGCGAGTTAATACAGGATGTTTTACTTGGACGCAAAGAGTTAGGTAGACAAGAAGTATCTGAACTTTATACGTTGGCAGGAGAAACGGCAGGTGAGGCTTTACCATTAAACAACGCTTCAATAGTTGAAATAGCTGATGATATAATTGTTAACAGGCCCATAACGCCAGAAGTCGAAAAGTCTATAAATACAGCATTAGCTAAGTTTGGTTTAATTGGTGATAGCGTAGAGCAATCAACTAGAAACAAATTTAAGGTTATGGATGGTGATCAAGCGATTACTATTACAGGTGATGTTACACCTTTAACTTTAAATAATGCCGAAGAGTTCAGAAAAGCATTAAATAAAGCTGTAGGCGCAGACCAAACAGGAAGCGCTAAAACTGTTGTTAGTGAACTAGACAAGCAAATAGCCACAGTGGTTGATGAAGGCTTAGAAACTGGAAGGACAGGCGCATTTAAAGCAGCAAGAGCAGCAGCAAAAGAGCAGTTTGAAACATTTTCAGCTAAAGATATAATTGAAAAATTAACCAGCTTTAAACGTGGAACTAGTACTCCTGACATAGACCCTGAGTCAGTTATAAACTCAATAGTAAAAGGGGATAAAGCCGTAACAAATATACGCAAGTTAAAAAAGGTTTTATTAGAGAATCCAACAGAACAAACCAAAACAGCATGGCGATCAATACAAGCTGAAATGGTTGGCGATATACTAGGCCAAGCGATAAATAAAGATACTCTTGAAATGTCAGGCGCTAGATTAAATTCAGCAATGAAAAAAGTTAGCAAAGAAGCCTTGCAAGAACTTTTAGGAAGAAAGCAATTCGCTGAACTTAAAAGGCTTCAAGCCGTTATAGGTGATGCAACTATTCCACCACCAGGAACAACAAACCCTAGCGGAACATTTACTAAATTTTTAAATATTACTGAAAACCTAGGAAACCTTGCAGGGTTAAACAGGTTTAACTTTGGAACTTTAGCGATAGCTGCAGGTAAAAAAGGATCTGAAATAAAAGCTAGAAAGGCAACGCTTGAAGGCATTGTTAACACTAAAATAAATAAATTAAAAGCGCAAAACCCTACGTTAAACAGATCGCAATTAGAAAAAGGCGCTAGAGCATTGGCATTTTTAGAACTCAGAGAATTAGACAAGGAAAATAAATAATGACAACCAGATTTGTACTACCGTTTGCTGATGTAGGTTCAGGTATATTGCCTTCATCAGGCGCACAGTTATTCTTTTTTGAAACTGGCACGAATAACGACAAAGACACTTTTACAGATGTAAATGGGTTAACAGCAAATACTAATCCTGTTATTGCAGATTCTAACGGTTTATTTCCTGATATATTTATTACTGGAAAATATAAAGTTGTATTAAAGGATAAAAATGGTTCTCAAATATGGTCAGCCGATCCAGTTGATGAGTTTGTCTCAGTTTCAGGAGCTATAACAGCAAATGAATTAACAACCGCAACAATGACAGTAAATACTAATAAAAATTATCAAAATGGTGATGTAGTAGAAACGGCGGAGTTTTCAACGGGTAACGGCGGCGGCGCGACTTATGACGTAGTTTTAACCAGTGGCGTAACACCTAATACAGTAAATATTCTTATCGGTGTAGCTAATGCAGTTATAAGTTTTGTACGTCGAGAGTCGGCAAATATAACCCCTCATTTATCTTGGGTGTTTGATGACGCGCACAACTCAGCAGGACCAAGCGGAGTATTGAAAACTTTGTTTGATGCTCGCGGTTATAAATACGGTTTAGCTATACCTGGAGCAAACTTATTATCAGGTGGTTCTAAGCTAGATTTTAACCAAACCAAAGAAATGCAAGAAGCAGGTTTTGAAATTATAAATCACGGCTTTACTGGTGATGCGCCTAACGGGACCTCATACGGTATATTAAAGTTTATTGGTGAAGCTCAATCAACATGGTCGCAATTTAATAGAATAGGTGTTCACGCTATAGGTTATCAAACACCTAACAGTGTATTAAATGATGTATACAAAGAAGCGGCAAGCGGGATTTTCTCTTATGCTTTCACAGTAGCGGCAAGTTCTTCACCTATGCAAAAGGGTGTTGGTCGATATGACTTATTTAGATTAGGAATTGAAGCGCTAACAGAACAACAATGTGTTGATGCAGTAGACGATCTAATCAGGTTTGGTGGTACATTAATAGACTTTGCACATGACATTATTTTAAACGATGCGAATTACGATAAAATCGTAGCAGTTCTTGATCGCATAAACGCGATAGGCTTTGGGGATATTTCAGTTGGTGTATCGGAAGCAGTTAGAAACGTTGTCGACTTTAAAGAGCCGTTACTTTCTTGGTACATTGACGATTTAATAAGCAATAATCCTAATGATTACGTTGAGGCTGTCGGCGGTACGATAACAAGTGTGACTGTCACTAACGTTAGTGATGTAAATATCACAATAACTAACGCAGCATTAACGCGAATAGAAAAAGATATTGTCTTACCTGACGGATTGGTTAAGGGTGACTTTATGACTTTCTGTTCAACGTTGAGAAGTATTTCAGGTACTTTCGGCAATGATTCAGCTATAGGTATTGAGTTAAAGGATTCTGGCGCTTCAATATTAGCATCTAAACAAATAGAGGGAATTGATCTAAATACAAATACAGCTCGTTATCCTATCAGTATCGCTCAAGCTACAGGCGCAGTAACGGCAACTGTTTACATGTTGATTGATGCTAGTAGTGCCGGGGCTGTCGCTTTAATGCGAAACCCACTGTTAAGGTTTGGCCCCGATGTTTCACCAGAGGCTTTTATTGCTCCTTTACCTGTTGGCGTATTTACAAATACAATTCCAAGCCAAACAATAACCGCCGGTGCAAGTTCAGAAATTGTCACGTTAACTGATGCTGCTGATAATGGTCGTTATTCAATAGCTTCAAATAAGTTAACCATGACCTCAAATTGGACGGGTGGCTTAGATGGTAGTGTTCTTGGTGGAATACAAACAACTAGCGGTGGTCGTGTAGAGTGGCTAATTGCTGGTGTAAGTGGAGGCGGTGCAGGCGGTACTATTGGTATTTCTCCAATTACAGATAATCCAGATATACCTGCTGGTTGCTCGCAAATATCTAGTCAATTCAAGATAGGACAGACCGCAACATTAAAGGTTAGGGCAGTAAGTGATGATTTTGTTATCTCTAGCGCAACATCAAGAATAACTAGCTTTTAAAGTTATCGCTCAATCTAAGCAGATTGAGCGAGTCATTAAGCTTTATGAGTGTAATTAAGGATAGCGCCAAACCAAGTTTTAACGCTAATTCCTACCTCTAGCTCTCCATCTAAGCCGTATTGTAAACCCTCGGCCTCATAGCTTGCCCATAAAAAACTATGCCAACGCTTCTTTTTAATATCATCATACAAAATATGGTGCTTAATCATTCCAGATTCAACGTCAATAATATACATTGTATCCTTGCCACGATTTCCAAAGTAAGCATAGTCAAACTTACCATCTTTAAAGGATAACCCTTGAACGTTCTTGCTGGGGCAGTACCCTTTAATTTTACTGTAGTCATACAGATCAGCTTTTACTTTATTGACGAGCTTACCTGTATCTATGTCGTAATATTCAGAATAACCGTGCCAGTCACGAACCAAAAAGCGAGGAATATACCTAAGCATTTGACCGTGCCAAGGCAAGGTAAAGCCTCTCGATGTATTGCACATTTTAGATTTATCTTTATTCCACCAACGTTTTATTTTCTGCGGAATAGATAAACTTGCACTGGTCCAAAATATTTCACCTCCAGGTAAATATAAAAAGTTTTGCATTCTCATATAGAGCGGCATTTTAACTCGTTTCATAATTATATCTCTTTAAATTTTAAATACTCAGGTGGGTTTTTAGGTACGTTAGTGCAACCATTAAATATCCAACAATCAAATAATGATTCAGGCCTTGAGCTTTCATATTTTATACCTAGTCCCCTCATGACTTTTTGAGGGTGTCTCGTTTCATTACAATTAAAACCAGCAGTTAACATGCAATATTTAATTTCCATCATGTTATCTCAATATTAAATGTATCAGGCAATACAGCCAGTAACTTTTTAAGTGTAGCTTTAGAATTGGTAACATCAGGAATATTATCACCGTCTAAAAACTCGATTGAATCACCGACTAAAATACAACCTCTAACATCACGGGTAAAATTACCAGCATGAACTTGTATATTAGTTCTATCCATTACATTATCAATCGCTATAACATCGCCATTATGAGGGCTAAAGTGTTTATAACCTCTAAAGCCTCCTGCGGCATAGATACAAGATACATTAGGTGCATTATCTAGCATTGGTAGCTCAAGCGTAAAACATCTAAAATCGCCTACTGTGAGAACTCCAAGCGTACATTGTGGTAAGTACATTCTTTTAATTTTTATCATAAATAATCCCAAAAGTTAATTTTAATACCTGTAACAATTAAAAAGCACAACACAGCCGCAATAGGTAACAGCCGCCTAATGAATAACCATGTAGTACTGCCGTCTAAATCTCTTCCTACTTTATTAAATAGTGTCATAAGTATCCTTGATTGCTCATCCTTGAGCGTTGAGTTAATTATTGACCATGAGGCCATTGACCACCTTGACCTTGTTGTGGTGCTGGTGCTTGCTGTCTAAAATCGCCTTGTTGTTGGCCTTGTTGAGAAAATCCATTTTGTTGTGCAGGTTGTTGTTGTTGTTGTGCCTGAAAACCCCCACTTTGTTGTGCAGGTTGTTGGCCTTGTGGCTTTCCGTCTAGCATTTGCATAACACCGTTAAAGCCTTGCACTACAATTTCAGTAGTATAAACGTCAACACCTTCTTTATTCTGCCACTTGCGAGTCTGTAAAGTTCCTTCAATATAAACTTTAGAACCTTTCTTTAAATACTCCCCTGAAATTTCAGCTAACTTGCCAAACATTACCACGCGATGCCATTCAGTTTTTTCCTTAGCTTCACCTGTTTGCTTATCCTTCCAACTTTCACTAGTCGCTATAGTCATGTTAGCAACTGCCCCACCATTAGGCATAAACTTAACTTCTGGATCTTTGCCTAAATTACCTAAAATAATCACTTTATTTACACCTGCCATTTTCTTTACTTCCTTATTGGTTAATTTAATTCGTTCATTATAGTATTGATCATGTCATGTATAAGCGAGTGAGCCTGGCTTAACTCTTCTGGCAACTCATTAAGCGCTCTTAATAATGATGGCTCATTAGGGTTTTTAGGAGCGTCATTTTTTGGAGTTTGCGTTTCATATTGAACACCTAAAACTCTATTCAATTCATTTAAGTGCTCAATAACCCCATTAATACCGCTAGCGGCATCTAAAAGGACTTGAAATTTAGGTTGTCTAGGCGCTGTACCTGTAACCATTTCTTCATTTTTACATGCTTCTGTATTCATTGTTTCTTTCCTCTGTTATTAATAGTTAATTGTTACGTTTAATATTTTCTTTTTAGCTAATGCGATCACTACAACTTTTGCTTGTTCATAGTCAAGATTACATTCAGCCATAAAACCATGAAGGGCATCGCTATTTATATTTCTTACATGCTCCTTATCTGCTAGGCGTGCATTTTCAGCGTTCTTTTCTCGTTGTAAGCTTTCTATTATTGCTTGTTTTTGTCTAATATCGGCACGGTCGTTAGCTTCTTTTTGCATTTGTGCAGCTTCGGCTTCTTGCTGTTTAATTTCAAGTAGACGGTCATATTCAAAAGTTTTATTGATCAACAATGCCATTTCGTGATCATCTTCTTTATCTATTGCTAACTGGCGCAATTCAATAACTAATTTTTCATCAGCTAGTATTTTCGCTCGCTCTGCCTTGTAAGCGTCAATTAATAAACTATACGGTTCATTAGCTGCTTTTAATCGAGATATGATTATACAGGCTTCCGCTTCAACCTTTAGTTTATACGCTTTGGATTCGTCAATGCGCTTTCTGTCGACTTTCTTTATTAAGTCATTAATTAGCACGGCTTGATCTTTAACGTACTTCCTAGACGGTTTGTCGTTCATATCCACATAGAGGCCCGCGTACTTCTTGCCATCAGCTTCTAATGCCAATAAAGAATCTTCTGTTGTTATATCTTTAAATACTGTTATTTCCATTACCCTTGCCCCTTTATCCATGTTATACAACCTTCAAAATCACTTGCTAATATCTCTTCTATTTTATTAACATTGACCACCCCACAAACAACGCTTTCTGGCACTACTTCGCTCAACATACCTTTGATAGTTTTAACCTCGTCATCTGATAACGTTTCGGTATTGTCTACACTCGGGATATCTTCACCAGCATAAATATATAAACCTAATCCGAACATTGCTAAATTCTTTGTTAAGCAACGCATGATGGCGGTGTTAATATCAAACATAGATGCAGCCTTACACTCTTTATCTTTATACTTAGTCTTATAAGTGTAACCTACAGACCTCTGAGCTTTATTTGCGCCATCTAACACAGGTAAGTGCATCGGTATTGATAACTCACCCACTGTAACGGTTGTTGACACCATATAACCTAGTACATCATCAGAAAGATAAGGTTTGCCATCATAAAGATCTACAGAGTAAGTTGCATCAGCATAAACCTTTTTGAATTCTGCCCAAGCCCAGGCCCATGATAGGTATTTAAGCCCGCTTTTCTCTTTAGTCTTATGGTTAACGTTAATTTCATATACTGATTGAAAGTCATTTTTAGACATTAGAATTCTCTCTCTTCTTTTTCAAGCGCCATTAACCACATGATAGCCTCTTGCATTGGCGAGGTTAACGGATCTCCATTAAAGAAGTGTTTAACGCCTTTAATGGTAATGGTTACAGTTTCTTCATTCATACTAAGCCTCCAACATTTCATTAATTTTTTCAATCTCGCTGTGCATGTAACCAATAGACGCACGACTTAATTCTATACTGTTCTCTTCGTGATACTCGAACATGTCTAATATTGTTTGCTTCATAGCTTTAAGCTGAATATGAGCATCACGGGTGTTATTTGAAATCATAAATTTATTCATTACATTATCCTTTTAATTTATTGCCACCGCATTTTAATTTATATGCCGGTTGTGTGGTTAGCGACCCTAGTCACCGGATTGATTTAAATACTAGACCTTATCTAAATTGATTGCAAGTATTATTTGCATTCTGTGCTAAAAATTATTATAGTAGTACTCAGTTGAACAGTTTAACAATAATATGGGGTATAAAATGGAATACGGAAAA